ATTAATGTCCAACTCTTGCCTCCTCCTGGACTTCCAAATATTAATCCAAAATCACCACCTCCTAATCCTCCTTGTAATAACTGATTAATACCAGACCAAGGTGTAGCAATTGGGTTTCTATATTCTTCACGATATCTATCTTCAACATCTTTTTCATATTCATGGCCTAGGTTCTTATCCATGCCTGCTTTTAATGCTGAGTCAATAAGTAATCTAATATCATCGTATAATCCAGATTGTAGTAAATCTACTGATGTTAATAGTGCTTTTTTTAATTGTTGGTTTTTGCAAAAATTACTAAATTCTTGTTCTACATATTCTTGGTCTTCATTAGAGGCTTTATATGATTCTTTTAACTGCTCTACTACTGATGTTTTTAATACTTCATTTTCAATTTTCTTTACTTCAATATGAAGTGTGTCAAGTGTAGGATGAGAATGATATTTATCAAAATACTTAATAGTTTGTTCTACTAGCCATTGTATAGCCTGATTATCAAAATATTCCGGCGTGACTACATCTCTAACATTTAATAAAAATTTTTTATTTTTTAATAATGAACTAAGAACTTTGATTTGAAAATTTAATCCATATTGAGAAAGACGAGAAAAAGTTGTCATAACTATTTTTTATTTTAAATTTAAAAAACTTTTTTACACTTCCAAACAAAAATCTCTATCTAATTTGTTTTATAAACCTGAAGATATGAAAATATTTCTGTTAACCATATTTCAACATTAGGTATAGAATTTTGAAGGCGATCTTCGTTATAAAGTTTTAAAAAATGCAATTTATCTAATTTATTAGGTTTATTATTTAATATCTGTTCTATTTCTTCTAAACTATCCTCAGGTATATCTGGACTTGATAGGTTCATTAGTTGTTGGTTAATGAGTAATTGTTTTTTAAAATTGATTATATCACCATATAAACCATGTTCGTTAATTAGTTTTTCAGATTTAGAAAATATATTATCTAAAGTAATAGCAAAAACATCTTCTAGTTCAGGAAATAATTTAAATAATTTTTTAGGTCCTAATCCTTTAACGCCAGGTATATTATCAGAATTATCTCCCATTAATGTTTTTTTATTAATAAAGTTTTGAGGATATAAACCATAATCTTCTTTTACTAATTTGGGTGTATAAAATTTCTTTTTAACAGGTGAATATACTGTTACTTTATCGTTTACTAGTTGTAGAAAATCTTGATCCGCCGACATTATATAAACTTCATTAATTAATTTGCTTGTTATATAACCTATAATATCATCTGCTTCTATTTTATCTATAGATAATAAACTAACAGGCAAACATTTTAAATATTCTATTAAACGTAACATTTGGTTTTCAATTGAAGCTGCTTCATCTTCTTTGCAATCAAATCCGTCCCAATTAGTTACACGTTGTAATTTCCTATGTGCTTTATATTCTGGGTATAAATTCTTTTTATTGGTAGTACTACCATTGCCGTCAAATACAAGAATGATTCGGGTCGGTTTAATATGTCTAATAGCAAAGCCAATTGATTTTAAGAATCCAGTGAGCCCACCAATATGGGCTCCCTTTGGATTCATGTGATTAATCATGGCAAAACTTCTCAGAAATGTATTCATCGAATCTACAAGAAGAACTCTACTATTTAAATGTAATGGTTCTTCTTTAGTATTCTTTATGTTTGCTAGTATATCTTTAAACGTCTTGTTTATCATCTGAATCTATATCAAAAGTTGGAGAAATTTTTCCGCTTTCACTCCATTCAGAATCATCCTCAGTGATTTTAATTTCTTCAATCTTAACATCCACCCCAAACCACTCATGAGCATGAGCAGCTTTATAATTTTTTTCATCATCCTTATCATCTGTAATAAACCCGTGGGGCGTAACAATTACGGTTGATGTGGTAGCAATTCCACAATCAGCATGAATTTTATCAATAGCAATCTTAGTACGTTTAGCAAATTCTACTTTCTTGCCTTTATGTTGAGCATGAATTTTACTTGTACCGCTATTTGTAACATTACCAAATGTAATTACAATTGAAGCATCCCAATACATTGTATTGCCTCCTTTATTAGTCATACGAGGTTGACTCATAGGAGTTAATGCTGGTTGGACACCTGTTTTATTAATTACAAAGAATGTATTAGTAAATTGATATGATTCTTTACGTGATAAAGGTATTTTTTGATTAATAAAATTACCAAATTGTGTAGCCATCGCTCCTGCATTCCACATTGGGTTATTTTTTCCTTGTTCAATACTCATATCACATGGTATAGATCCTACTGAATCCCATAGGAATAATAAGTCATAAGGTAAATTACCTTTCTTTTGTTCATCCAAAATATCAGCTATAAACACAGCTACATCTTCAATTGAATTTAAAATTGATCTATCAATATATAAAAAGAAACCTTTATAATTCATCACTTCATCTGTTTTTTCATCAGATATTACTTCACACTGAAATCCCATTTTTTGGGCATGAGCAAAATCCCATTTCATTTCTGTAATAATAAACACTGGCAAAATACCCATTTTTTGAGCATTTACTGCTGTTTCAATCATTAGTGTTGTTTTACCTGTATCTGAACCGCCTCTAGCTACAGTAATATGACCCATAGGTACACCAGGTATTGAGAGAGCGTCTTGTACAACTGGAGAAAATGGGATCCATTTTTGTGTTTTAAAATTAGATGATTGGTCTAATTTTTTAGTTTTTTTAAATTTATCAAGATCAAATGTACCTTTAATTGCTTGGGATATACTAGCATTTACGCTTTTAGCAGATTTAGCCATGTTATGACTGATTTTTTAAATTGTGAAAAAAAGATAGAATTTATTTAAGACTTATTAAATAATTCATCAAATTCATTTTCATCAAATCCTTTTTTCTTAGTATTAAGGGTATAATTAATCTTAGGTGATTCTTGTATAGATGTTTCAACTGATTCTTCTGTTTCTTCATTAGTGTCTTCACTTGGTTCTAACCATTCCATTAACATAGTCTTCATTTCGTCAAACTCATATTTTTTATAGAGTAATAAAACATCAGGCTGTTCATTAATCCATTTCTTAACAACATTATTATTATCAGATAATGTACTAACTTTTGGTTTAATACGAATAGATGATTTGTTGAATTTAGTACCTGTAACTTCAGGCCCAACAGTATCAACTGTTAGGTCCCTGCCTTCCATAATATCAGTATAATCTCCGATATCCTCATCTTCAGCAATACTTAATAATTCAAGATACATTTCCTTACCAAATTGCCACAGGCGAACACCTTTTTCTTCTTCACCGCGCACAAGGACAGGAACAAATATCCTCATTTTAGGTTCAATCTTCTTAGCTAATGACCAATTTTCTTTATCATTAGTTTTACGAAGTTGTTGAGCAAATTCAACAATTGGATCTTTTTCTCCAAAGTTAGTTAATGATAGCATGGTTCTGTTTCCAACACCATAATGAAACATTACTTCCTTGAAGGGATTTGCTTTGTTAAATTTAGATGGAACAATACGAATTACTGATTTACCAATAGGTGGAACCCATAAATTCTTGGCACGGTCTTCTTTGCTGCCGATGCCTTTACTTTTGTTTTGCAACGATTGCATACGTTGCTTAATTTGATTTAAATCCATAACTGTTTTTTATTTTAGAATTAAATATAAGATAAGTTAAATCAAAGGCCAAACTTAAATTAACAAAAGCCTTCATTTTTGAAAGCTCTATGTTTTATTTAAAATAGATTTTATTCTATTCCTAACTGCTGTTTCACTTGATCCTAATTATAGATTTTATATAATATATTAAAGATTAATTATCTTATAAATTGTTGTTTCTAATTTGCGAAGATCATGACCGTTTGTTAATAAGATACTATTTCTATAATCATTCCAATTTATTCTATAATTAGGATCAAGCACTCCATTATTTAATTGTTTTATTAAAATATTTAATGCATTAATTGTATATAAAGAATTTGACTCCTTTTTTCTATGTAATAGGATAGTATTAGCCAATACTGATATAGTACTTAAATTTCCTGAATCAATATTATAGGTACATATATACTCTTCGCTATCTTTAGATTCTAAGATAAAAATCTTATTGTATAAAATATTATAGCGGCTAGTTATAACCTCTAATGTTTGTTCTATGTCTTTCTTTTTTGAAAAAGTTGCAAATAACTTATTATTCAATTCTTCTATAGTTAAATTCCAACACATAAATATGTTACTTTTTTATCAAAGCGCCATAATTTTCACCAACACTCATGCGAGTTGGAAAGCCATCAGCTTCTAATTCTTGTTTAATTAATGGTAATAATGTTTTAACGTCTTCCTTAGCCACATCCAGCAGAATTGAATCATATATGTATAATACTATTTTAGTTTTCTTACCTTCCAATAATTTTAATACACGATCTAATGTTAATGTATTATAATATGTTTCATAGGATTGAATAAGATAGCTTAATATTTTGTTTGGATTTGGATTTTCTATTTTTGTTTGAGGTATAGCTATACCTGAAGGTAACATTAGACTGTTAAGATGGGTTGATTTAAATTCTTTCCATTTCTTATCTAACCATTCTTTTAAAGCTGAAAAAAATGGAAACCATGCGTATTCATCTCTAATACCACCATATATGTTTTGAAACATAATTTCTTTAGGTATTTCATCATATGGTTCACCAGCAAATTCATAACCTATCATTTTACCAATTATATGTGGATGATAAGCACTATAATCAAATTC